CATCACAAATAACATACGCAAATATTAGTTCAATACCATCGGGAATAATTTCGGGTTCATCTCAATTAAGTGGAACTAGTATTACAGATTTAACTATTATAAATTTAACAACTGTTAATCAAACGGCAAGTGTTTTATTTAGTAGTGGTTCAAATAAATTCGGTGATTTTGGAAATGATACACACGAATTTACTGGTTCAGTACAAGTTAGTGGTTCACTTACAACAATAGGAACATCAACTGCAACATCATTCAATGGTACAATAAACGCAACTAACGGAGTAATCTCTGGTTCATCTCAAATATTAGGTGGAAGTGGGTTAGTAAGTGGGTCATCACAAGTAACTTTACAATCAACTACCGGATTTACTGCTTACGACACCGCATTAGCAACTATTACTGGTTCATTAATTAGTTCAGCATCAGCATCTAAAACTACAAATGACTCACAAGATGTAAGTATTACAAATTTAAACTCTGCAACTGCAAGTTTATTGATTGAAACTGCTAATTTAGAAACATTTAGTGGTTCTGCATTAACTAGATTAACTAATTTAGAAACAACTTCTGCAAGTTTATTGATTGAAACTGCTAATTTGGAATCATTTACATCTTCAATTAATACAACTATTAAATCAAAGTTGGATGCTGATGGTGTAATATCTGGTTCATCTCAAATTACTGCAGGTTCTACTACAAATTTTGCAACTGATGTAAAAACAAGATTAAATGCAGAAACAGTAGTTAGTGGTTCATCTCAAGTAACATTATCATCTACAACGGGTGGCGGTACATCTGCAGCAGTTCAATTCGGTTCATTAGGTATCGGTATGGCTGCATCAGTAACTACAGGTAGAATAGATGCAACAAATGATATAGTAGCATTCTCATCTTCTGATATTCGTTTCAAAGAAAACATAAAACCAATTGAAAACGCAATCGACAAAATCAGAAAGATTAGTGGTAACACTTATGATTGGAAAGAAGAAAACAAAGTTGAGCACGGATACGAAGGAAACGATGTGGGTGTAATTGCACAAGAAATTGAGGCAGTATTACCACAATTAGTTCAGACAAGAGAAAGTGGATTCAAAGCAGTTAAATACGATAAGTTAGTAGCCCTTTTAATTGAAGGTATTAAAGAACAACAATTACAAATAGAACAATTACGAATAGATTTAAATAATTGCAGAAATAAAGGTTTATAATTAATGTATGATGTTTACTACACCACCGCTGGAGGTCCTTGGTTCAATAGCGGTGCTGATATGTGGGTAACCGAATGGATAAAAGAAGTGGCTCCTCATTTAGAAGTGAAGCCACTTCTTCTTTTCCATAGACATAGACCTAACAACTATGAAGAATTTCCAATTGATATTGACCACATTTGGGAAACATCTGAAGATGAAATTATAAAACATTTAGAAGGTGCAAGACGGGTACATATTCTTCATGGTCATTACACTCCAACCAGAGCTATTCATCAAAATTTGGAAAAGATTGATTCAATTATTTTCCATAATTTAACAAAAGTGTCTTTATTGGCACAAATGGAGAAAGATGAATATTTACATTGGTATGGTAATTGGGAATATGAAAGCGAATTAATTAATAAAATTAAAAATAAAGTTTGGGTAGGATTATACCATTTTCCGTATAAAACAGAAAATTTATATCACATCCCAAATGTTTATGAATTTAAACAAAATAAACAACTTTCTAAATCTATTGAGATAGGATACGCCGCTAGAGTAGAAGGTAGAAAGAATGTTGAATATATGGATGGGTTAGGTGGATTTATTTCTACAAATTCAGAAACATTCAACAAATACTATAAAAAGAAATATGGATTCAAATTCGAAAAATCCAAAGTTTACAAATTTGATTATAAATTTAAAGAAAGGTTCTATGAACTTGATTGGGGAATCTCTCATTCTTGTTTTGAGCACGAACCCTTCGGATATGGTATATTTGAGGCAGTGGATTACGGTAAACTTCCCATATTACATGAAGATTGGCATATTCCACTTGATTACAAATATAAAGCGAATAATGCGGAAACATTTAAAAAAACCTACCAATTAATTTGTGAGGATAGTTACGAAACCCGTAAAATAGAATTCCAAAAACTTAAAAATTGGATGATAAAGCACTTTTCAAACAAAGAAGTATGGAAAGAAAAACTTTTAGATATTTATAACGGAGAATAACACATACGAATATGCCAAGAACTAATTTATCATTAGGAAATTTATATAGAGCAGTTAGCGGGTCAGCCCGAACATCTCAAGCAGTTTCCATTGGTGGACTATCTGGAGGAGCATCTAATAGTTCATTTACCGCATTTGCAATAGACTCTGTAACCCCAAATTTACCAACTTTTACTTACATTGTAGAAAGTACAGAAGAAGCGGCAACATTTTCTTTTGGAACTGCGGGTACATTACATGGAAGTAAAGTAGGTAGTGTTTCGGCAAATTATTCAGTAACATTTAATAATGCAAACTTTACGGTAGGTTCACCCACTTTAGGTGCATCTCCATCATTTCCAATAACTCCTGCATCAATCGCTCAATCAACATATTCAGAAGCATCTTCTGTATTATCTATGAAGTATGAAGATGGTTATAATTTAGCAGCAACTGGCTATAATTCAACATCTACTAAAACATTATTCGCAGTTGATGTGTATAATACAATTAACCAACCTGATTTCTGTTTATTATTTGGAACAAAAATAACTAAAGCAGATGGAACTATTGTAAATGTAGAAGACCTTTCGGTAGGTGATACTATTAAAGCGTGGGTACCAGCGGGTTTACCAGATGAAGGCCAGGATTCAGAATCAGACCAAGTTGATTGGAGATTCTATATGTTAGAAAATCAATCTGGTTCATATCAAGAAGTAAATGTAGCAGATATTGTGTTTAACTTTGCAAGTGGATATTATGATTTAAACAATGGTTTAATCAAATCAACTGGAACTCACCCTCTTTGGGTTTGGGATAGTGAAATTGAAAAATATCGTTTCAAAAATGTTGAAGATGTATTACCAGGTGATTTAGTAGTAACATACGATTCGGTGACAGGTTTAAATGAGATAGAAATTACTGATATTGAGGTAATAATTGAAGATGTTGAAATTGTAACCATAAATGTGGAGAATGCTGACGTTTATTTGGCAAACGGTATTGTATCACATAACAAAGGAACTACTACACAACCACCAATTCCATCTGCTGGATTGAGAATGTATTTAGACCCATCTAAAGCATCATCAACTGCAGGAACAACAACGGCAGATTGGTTAGATTTAAGTGGATATAATACGGGTGTTAGACCAGCAGGTGTTCAAAATGCAGCAGGTATAACTGGTACTAATCCTGGATATAATAATGGTGTAGGTAGAAAAGAAAAGTATTTCACAATAGGAGGAGCTACTACATTTTGGTATAAAGATAGAAGTACGAATATCAATGGTGGTATAACTCAATTTGATACTTCTGCTATGACATATATTACTTGGATAAGAGCAACTGCATTTACAAATTCCACTTCGTTTGGGTTATTCCAAAAGAAAGGTGCGGATGTGGATTATGGATTCTCATTAGATACACAAGCAACTATTACTCAATTGACATTTACAACAAGCAGAGGTAGTGATAATAACGGAAAAGTAATATCCCCATCTACAAATGTTTGGTATCAAGTTGCATTAACAGTATCGGCAGCGGCAGGTAGCACAATATATTTAGATACGACTAATTTGGGCAATATCGCATTAAGTGCATTTGCAGCAACATCATCGTATAACATTTTTGTAGGTAATAACGGAACAAATGCAGGCTACACACAAAATGGGGCATATCAACAAGGACCCGCACTATTCTATAATAGAGTATTAACATCAACCGAAATTACACAAGTATATGATTATTTTTCTCCAACATACAAATAGTAATTTGTTGTTTTGAAAATAATTTTAATATTTATATTAAGATAATAAAAATTTTAAATTAGCATATAAAATGGCAGACAAAATAGTATCACCAGGTGTATTTACTAAAGAAAATGACCTTTCATTCTTACAACAAGGGGTAGCAGATATTGGTGCAGCATTTATTGGACCTTTTAAAGAAGGACCATTAGTACCTACAATCGTAAATTCACAAGCAGAATTTGAAAGACTATTTGGAGTAGCGGATGGTACATACCTCACTCCATTAGCAGTACAAAATTATTTAAGAGAAGCAGGAACTGCAACAATTTGTAGAGTTGGTGGTGTTGGTGGATATACCGAAACCGCTCCATTATTGATTAGTGCACTTAATTTAGGGCAAATCGATACATTAGTATCAGCATCTGCTCTTACAAATTATACTTCATCGACAGGAACAGATACGGGAACCGCACCTATTTATTTTGTAGGTGGTACATTCGCAACAAATCCATCGGCATCGGTAACAATTGCAGGTGGTGTAATTACGGCAATTACTATTTCTGAAAAAGGAAGTGGATTGACAGTAGCACCTACTTCAATATTTGTATCTCAATCGGTAACGGCAACACGTTATCAAGCAACTGGCTCATTTAATATCACATACGATGTATCTGGTTCAACTGCAGCAATTTTATTCAATACATCTACTGGTTCAAATGCGGGATTTGCATCGGCAACGCTAGCAGATAATGATGGACAAGGTGATTTTTATTTAGGTGGAGGATTAAACGTATCCGCATCTTTAAAATTAACTGATGTAAATGATGTTGAAGCAGTATTTGGAACATCTCCATTCGGTGCTAAACCAGCGTATGTAAATGGATATTTCAAAAATAGTGGTATAAACTTTGATTCACATGCATCTTGTTCTATAAATGTATTGGGTGACCAGGATTTTACTTTTGATGCGCAAGAGGCATTAACACCAATTATTAAATCACAAACAATTTCTGGTGATAGATACGATTTGTTGCAATTTGAAACAATTGGTGCAGGTAATGCGGCAAATACAAAAGTTAAAATCGGTATCACAAATATTAAAGCAGCTGGTTCTGTAAACGGAACTGATTATGGTACATTTACTGTAGTTGTTAGAGAGTTTGATGATACTAATAAAAAGAAAGTAGTATTAGAAACGTATTCTAATGTAAATTTAGACCCAAATTCTCCTAACTATATTAGTAGAGTAATTGGTGATAGAAAATTATTTATTGATGAATTAGGTAAAATTACTGAAAGTGGTGATTGGGTAAATAACTCAAAATATGTTAGAGTTGCAAACTTAAACACATCGGCACCTGTACAAGCAGTACCATTCGGACACGCAGCATATACTTTGCCAGTATCTGCATCAGCAGCAGTTGGAGCATTAATTCCATCTGTAACATTCCTAACCTCATCGGTAGCACAATATGGTGGTATTGATTTGGATAACAATACTGATAACTCAATCTACTTAAAACCAATTCCGACAGGAGCAGGTGTAGGTTCTAACTCTGTATTTGGATTAGATGCGGCAAATGGTGGTACATTAACAGTAGGTTCTTCAGCGGCACAATTCGTTGTAGCATTCCAAGAAGGATTTGATGGTATGAATCCAGCAACTGAAATTTTGACTGGAGCAGATATTTTACCTGGAAACTCACAAGGATTTAATTTATCAACGGTAACTGCAAGTGGTTCTGTAGCATATTCAAAACACATCGCAGCATTATCAAATGTTGACGAATTTGATATCAATATGGTAGTAACTCCTGGTGTTATTAGAAGATTACACTCATCTGTAGCAACTTCAGTATTAGATATGGTTGAGCAACGAAATGATTGTTTCTACATTTTAGATACAACTGCGTATAATGATTCAATTTCATTAGCAACCGCTCAAGCTTCGGCAATTGATTCAAATATGGTAGCAACTTACTATCCTTGGGTTAAGACTATTGATGTTAATACAAACAAACTAATCACAATCCCACCATCAGTATTATTACCTGGCGTATTCGCAGCAAACGATAGAGTAGCAGCAGAATGGTTCGCACCAGCAGGTTTAAATAGAGGTGGTTTAGTAGGAGCAGTTAGTTTGTTGAACAGATTAACACAATCTGAAAAGGATGAACTATACGAAAACAAAGTAAACCCAATCGTTCAGTTCCCTGGACAAGGTATCGTAGTATTCGGACAAAAAACATTGCAAGATAGACCATCTGCATTGGATAGAATCAACGTAAGAAGATTGTTGTTGACTGTTAGAAAGTATATCGCATCTTCATCTAGATATTTAGTGTTTGAACAAAATACTTCTGAAACTAGAAACCGATTCTTAAACATCGTTAATCCGTATTTGGATAGTATTCAACAAAGACAAGGACTTTACGCATTCAGAGTTGTAATGGATGATACTAACAACACACCTGATGTGATTGATAGAAACATATTAGCGGGAGCTATCTTCTTACAACCAACTAAAACTGCTGAATTCATTCAAATTGATTTCAACATTTTACCAACTGGAGCAAGTTTTAGCGGATAATTTTAAAAAACAATATTTATAAGTAATAAACATTAAATATATACACAAATGCCAGAAATATTAGAGTTTGACAAGATGTTCTACAGAAATTTTGAACCCAAATTGGGGAATAGATTTATTATGGAAATCAATGGTATTGAATCATACATCATTAAAACGGCAAGTAGACCAACATTTACTTCGGAAATAGTTGAATTAGACCATATCAACGTAAAGCGTAAGATAAAGGGAAAATCAACTTGGGATGATATCACTATCTCTCTTTATGACCCAATTGTTCCATCTGGAGCACAGCAAGTAATGGAGTGGGTTAGAAGTTCACACGAATCTCTAACAGGTAGAGATGGATATGCAGCTTTTTATAAGAAAGATATTAATTTCTTCTTATTAGGTCCAGTTGGTGATAAAGTTGAACAATGGACTCTTAAAGGAGCATTCATCACTTCAGCAAACTTTGGCGAATTGGATTGGGCTTCAAACGACCCACTATCGATAGAATTAACTTTAACTTATGATTACGCAATTCTTGAATATTAATCTCTAATTGTAAACTTTAAAATAATTTAATATGGGGTGTAGAAATACATCCCATTTTTTTGTTTTATATATACTTATAATTAAACAAAATGTTATTATTATCATGGAAGAAATAAACGAACAAACCGTCAGTAGAGGATTAAATCCTAATCCTGTTTACCAACAACAAAAATCATATCCATTTCCAACTGAAATTATTAGTTTACCATCAAAAGGATTATGTTATCCTGAATCATCTCCATTGTCAAAAGGTGAGGTGACTGTTAAATTAATGACTGCTAAAGAAGAAGATATTCTTACTTCTACAAATCTTATCCGTAAGGGTATAGTAATTGACAAATTATTAGAATCAATAATCGTAGAACCTGGAGTAAGTCTTTCTGACTTAATAATTGGGGATAAAAACGCAATTTTAATAGCAACGAGAGTATTGGCATACGGACCAGAGTACAATGTTACGGTTACCGACCCAGTTGAAAACGAACCAGTTGAAACTAAAGTTGATATGAGTAAATTATCAATTAAAGAAGTTGATGAAAATTTACTAAATAGAGAAAATGAATATCAATTTACATTACCACAATCTAAATCATTGATTAAATTTAAATTATTGACTCATGGTGATGAATCGGCTATAAATAAAGATATTGAAGCATCCGAAAAAACTCTAAAAGAAAGTAAAGAAGTTACTACACGATTAAGAAGAATTATTTTAGAAGTAGATGGTAATAGAGATTTAGGGTTTATCAGTAATTTCGTTATAAATCAGTTGAGAGCGGCTGACTCTAGGGCTTTAAGAAAATATATACAAAAAATTACTCCAGATATAGATTTAAGTTTTGAATATGTATCCCCTTTTACAGGAGAGACGGAGGCTCTTAAAGTCCCAATAGGGCTTGACTTTTTTTACCCTACCGACTAATTACTCTGTATCGTTACACAAACAGATATTTTCATTAATTTATAACTCAAATGGCGGGTTTACTTGGCATGACGTTTATTTCATGCCAACTAAATTAAGAGAATTTTATTGGAATGAATTAATTAACAGTAAAAACACAGAAGCTAAAGTTTATGAAAATGCAGCTAAAAAAGCAGCATCAACACCTAGTAAGACACGAAGAAAATAGTATTATGTATATTTATATGTAATTATACTATAATTAATTATGGCAAAGAGTCGCAAACAAGAAGAATTAGATTTAACTCAAGAAAGAAGTATAGGTACTTTTCAAACAACCGTTGACAATTTTTCAAAAGTAGCGGAAAGATTAGCGGATTCTTTTGACGGATTTGCAAAAACACAAGAGCTAGACCGAAAAGCAAAGAAAAAAGTAGAAGGGGAAAAGAAAAAAGAGAGTGGCGACCAGAAAAAAGTGGCGAGTGCTGTCGACCAATTTGAAAACTTATTCGGTAAAAAAACCATGCGCGTAGCCGGAAAATTAATGGGTAAAGAAAATTTTAATGGTTTTAAAAAGGGATTGGCGGGTCTAGGAGGTGGTAAGTCATTTGGAAGTGGTATGATGGGTAAAGCCGCAGCAGGATTAGGTTCTGTTGGAGGTGCGATATTAAGAGCAGCTGGCCCAGTAGGAGCTGTAATTAGTGGTTTGAAAATGGCCTTTGATTTTTGGAATAGTGGTGGATTAGCTAAACTCGTGGCAGGAGTAAAAATGGCTGCCAAACCAGGTAGTATGTTAGGACCTGGTGGGATAGAAGACATGCAGAAAAATTTACAAAATACTGAAGAATTTAGAAAACTAAATGCAAAATATGCTTATCAAAAACCATTAGAATTACAACAACAACTTCAGAGAGAAATTTTTGACCATTCAAAAGGGATTGCGATGGATAAGATGGCATTCGAACATAGTTTAGTCAAGGATGAAGTTGAGTACGAAATGGGGTTAAGAAAAGATGCATTACAATTCCAATTAGACCAAGCAAAGGAAACATTAGATGCTGAATTAGAAAAAAGAAAAGCAATAGCAGCTTCTGGTATCTCATTTATAGAAAAATATGCAACAATTTCAGAAAGAGCCTTAAAAGCAATCGGTTCTGGTACAAAACAAATACTCGAAGGTGTAGGTAAATTCACTGCTACATTTGGATTGGGAATTAAACAAAGTTTTCAACTATCTGAAAACGCGCAAGGTTTGGCATATCATTTAAGTGGAAGTGATGAGGATGTCATGAATATGACAAAATTATTCAGTTTGATGGGTAAAACTTCAGCTGAAACGGCTCAAAATTTAATAGCCGGATTTGAATCATTTGCTAAAATAAATGATATAGCACCTCAAGTAATCTTCAATCAAATTAAAGAAGCGGGCGAAGATATATATAAATTCAGTAATGGTACCGCTGATAGTTTTGCAAAACAGGCGGTTTTATTAAGTAAAATGAGTGTATCCATGTCATCAATGATGAAGGCATCGGATACTATGGTATTAAACTATAAAGATAGTATTAAAGCGGAAATGAGTTTATCCGCAATGTTGGGTAAAAATGTAAATCTTTCCGAAGTAAGAGCTAAATTAATGGCAGGTGACCAAGCAGGAGGTGCAGCTGCTCTTAAATCCGCGTTGGGTGGCATGGATATCGGTGCAATGAATCCATTTGCTAAACAACAATTATCACAGGCTACCGGAATGGATATATCTGCGTTAATGGCATTAATGGAAGGTAAAGAAGACCCAAAAGTTGCTGGTGAATTAAAAGCGGAAGCTGCCAAAGGAAAAGCATTTGCAGATGCGGCTCTTAATCAAGATTTGGCAAATGCTGGTGCAAAATTAAAATTAGAACAAGAACAGAGAAAAAAGTTATTAGAATTTGAGCAGAGACAGAGAGCGGCAATGATGTTGTTAGAACAAGCTCAAAAAATGGATTTAATAAAAGAAGAAGCAAAATATAGAGCATACTGGGAACTTACGTTTGCTAAAGAGATGGAAGAGGAAACAATAGCGGCAGATAAGTTAGCTGAAGTTTCAAGTGGTGCTCTTTTGATGGGCGCGCAAAGTAAATCAGATATGGCCACCGCATTGGCGGCCTATGGGTTAGATGCGAGCATAGGCCAAGCTGCGGAAACTAGTAATCTAGTAATGCAGTTATTGAAGGAGGAACGTATAAAAAGTGAAGATGTTGGTAAATTAGTTTTATCTTTCAATGATGCATTAGAGAAAAATAATGTGGATATGAAAGATACTGCCGCAGTAGAAGCAACATTGAAGCAAGCAACTCAATCTACATTTGGAACTCAAATAGCAGACAAGAATAAGGATACTGAACTACAAATTAAAAGAATTGAAAACATTGCATGGGCAATGAACAAATCCATAGGCTATCGAGATGCTTCGGGTAAGTTTATCGAAGGAAGCCAGGATTTTGAAGATTATAAAGAAAGGGCGAAAGTTACCGCTGAAGAAGAGGACCTGGCGGAAAGTATTCTGCGTAGGCAGGGTTTTGGTAAGGGTGGAAAATACATTGAGGGGGCGGGCTTTAATTATGCAGGTGTTGACACTGCAAAATTAGAAGCATTAAGACAGGCAAATATAAATGGTACATCTACTGTTGTTGCGGCAAGTAAAACAACAAACGCTACTTTAACCACCGTTGCAGGAAATGGGCAGGAGCAAATAGATAATCAAATAAAAACAACATTAGTACAAACGAAAACATTGAGTGAAAGTGAATATTCTGTAAAATTACAACAAGAGATGGTAGCATTACTCGGGCTATCTACACAAATACTTGCAAATATTATGAATAACGCGGCATTGGGAACAAGTTATGTAACATTAGATGGTAAAACTGTAGGAAGGAATCTATTGAATCAAGCTCGCACAGCATACGCAGTTGGTAGAGTAGAGACTATTTCATAAATTTATAATACGGATATTTATAGTAAATATAGAACTATAAATGGCACAAATTAGAGACCTTTTCAAATCACAAAAAAAAGAACTTTACGGAAAATTAGGAGAAGTCCGAATTGAAAGCAAAGGATTTATTGATGTAGCCCGTAGTGCAGCATTATTAGCATCATCACCAAGTAAGGTAGCAGATGCAATTGGAAATCAAGTCGGAGGTGCTTTAGGTGGGTTTGCAAATAGACCATCAGATACTATATTTAGAAATCAACTCCCTTTTGCGAAACCAATAACACTCCTTGCATTAACTCAAGCTCAATTAAGAAACGCAGTAGATGCTGATAGAGCATATTATGTAAAAGACACACCTGCTCCAAACTCAATAATAAAAAGATTGTTAGATGGGCAATCTCCCTCATCGGCAGCAGCTCTTGTAGCACAACAAGGGTTGAATAAATTTGGTTCAGTAAAAGAATTAAAAAAATTAGCAACTCAATTAAAAAATGCAAATGCCACTCCAAATGGATTTGCTCCTGAATTTGGAAGAACCGAACTTGGAGGTAAACCAATGGGAACAACAAAGAAGTTTTCAGAGTATAAACAAGTTGTACAATTAGATGTAAGAGGTGAAAAACCCGCCACTAACATATTAGGTGATATTGTATCTTCCGTTACAACAACCCCGTATCCTGACCTAAAAAACAAAATATGGGATTTGGGTACAGACAAAATAAATAGAACTGAAAAATATGATTCACTTACCGATTTGCAAACGGATATAACATACTACAGAGATGCAAATCAAGTTTGGGTATTATTTAGAAAAGAAGGAAATAAATCAACAGTACCATTTGTGGGTGCCGTAACAGGATTATCCGAAAATGTAAGTCCTGAATGGACAAATTTTAGATATTTAGGTTCACCATTTAAAGTAAACAGATATTTAGGAGTAGAACGTACTCTACAATTTACTTTAAAATTATATTATACAACCGTTAGAGAAAAGGATGTAATGATAAAAAAAGTAAATTATCTTAAATCATTAGCGTTTCCATACGAAGAAATTTCTGAAATGAAATACGGAGGTGATACTCAAACATCACAATACGCATTTTCTCCAAATTTAATTTATTTAACAATTGGGGACATGTATAAAAATGTATATGGATACATAGAAAGTTTATCATTTGAAATAGATGATAATACCACCTGGCCATCTGGTGACCCTAACGGTAGTCAACTAGGAAGAAGTAGATTATTTGAATTATTCAAACTAAATAATGATAATACACTATATCCATCTGTAATAGATGTACAAATTGGTATGAAAATTATTGAAAATCATAAAACTGTAACTCAAGGTGGTATTACTAAATACAAATATAATTTTGATGGGCTATCGTATGAAAATGATGGAATAACTCCAATTAATAATTTTGATAAGGTTGGTTACATGACTCAATCTGGAGCTGATAAATTAGCGGGTGTTGGTAAATTTATCATAAACGAAACAAAAGAATAATGGCAAGTAGATATTTGTATTCCAAAAATTTAACAACCAAAGATACTAAAAAGCAGTATATAAGTAGTACTATATATCCAAAAATAAAACCATCCGATAATGATTTTTATATTATTTCAGAGGCATCGGATAGATTGGATATACTTGCTTCTAAATATTTTGGAGATAAATCTCTATGGTGGATAATAGCAGTTGCAAATAACTTAAATGATGCATCGTTTTTTATAAATCCAGGAACTCAATTAAGAATTCCAGGTAGCATATCTACGGTATTAAATGATTTAGAAAAAATAAATAAATAAAGTTATGGGATTTCCATTTTTAGCTCCTCTAAAAGCTGATTTAGTAAAAAAATTAAAAGAAAGAGAAAACAATGTTGGCTATGTGAATTCATTAACACCATTTATCATGTTGAGTTCCGCGGCCGTAGTAACAAATAACGGAAAGTCCGTAGAAGAGATAATAAAAAATAACGATTATACAAACGCATTTCAAGGTTGCGTAGTTGCAAACACAACTGATATAAAAAATTTATATCAAACTGGTAAAACAATTGTTGGATATGATTTAAATGGTAAACCAATAGAGGTTGAAGGGGAAACTAATAGAAGAGTGTCTACTCCAATTATATTATCAATGGAGTTGGATACAGATGGTAATAATAATACACTAAAAACAGCACAACTTCAACTAAAAGTATTTAGTTTGAAACAATTGGAAATGTTTGAATTGTTTTTTTTAAGACCTGCTATGAAAGTGGTAATAGAATGGGGATGGAATACTGATATTAAGAATAAAACTAATAAATACATAATAGGTTCTAAATTATTTGCGAAAAAGAACTTTACAAATTATATTAACAAATATGTTGAGATATTTTCAAATAGAAATAACGCATATAGAAAAGCTAGAGAACAATACTTACAAACTATAAAAGATACTAATTATGAGTATGATTATATGGCAGGTAATGTTACTAATTACACATTTAGTCCTGAAGAAGATGGTACATATAATATAATGTTAGAAGTATCCGCAGGAAATGAGTTACAAATGTGGATGCCGATAAAACAGGCAAAAACAGCAGCTAAAGGAAGTAAAACTTCAAATGACCAAACAGTAACTGGATTTCAATCTTGGGTAAATACGTTAGCAGCGGATATAAATGAACCGCCTCTTGCAGACTTAATAAATGAAAAAGATGATAAGAATGAATTTTTTAATTGGGGTGTCACAAATGAAAAACAGGAAGATTCTAAATTTAGTAAAGACGCGTATGTATCATTTAGATTAATAATGAAAATATTAAATCATATAGTGGTATACAGAGAGTCCGAAGAACATTTAACGGTTGGGTATAAATTAGATGATAAAGAAATTATACCAGTAAATTCATCACCATTCCTTATATCAACTACGCCTGATTTTATATTACCTGGACAATTACCATCTATTAAGGTAGTAACTGATGCTAATGAAAAAGAAAAAATAATAATTAAAGATGCGGAAAGTATAGATTCACCAATAAATGGATATAGTTTTAATATTTCTAATGAAAAAAATAGTACTCAAAAAAAATTAACTAATAATTTAACCAATTCAACGGAAGAATATTTAGTATCATCTACAATTGGAAATCTTCTAAATGTATTTGTTAAATGGAAAACATTTGTAGATATGTATTCTAGAGCGTATATTCAAGTAGATACTATAAATAGTTTGTTGAGCATGTTTAATGAAAATATGTTCGGGTTATGTAATCTACAATTAGGAAAACCAGAGGATTTTCCATGCAGTCCATCAACTAATACCATAATTGATACAAAGTTGCCAACGCTAGCACCACCACTTCCACCCGCAGATGAAAGATATAGATTTAAAATAGGCCCAAAAGGTTCAATTTTAAGAGAGTTTACATTTAATATGGAATTAGATGTTTTAGCACAATCACAGGCATTATATTCATCTCAACTTGCAATAAATAATATTAAAAATGATAAGAAAGAAGAGACCGAAACTGCAGTAGATAAAGCTTACAAAAGTGCTAATAATTTTAGAACACCAAACGCAGATGGCTATTATTCAATAAACGCTATTGAAATTAAATTAGTTGAAGACGCGCAAGAATGGAATAATGAAATGTCTTCATCATTGGGCGTAACACCACTTGATACAACGGGTGATGGTGAAAAAGAAATACAAAATATGAATGAAGTTTTGAGTCAAAATTTCATTAAATTTAAATCAAACAAAGATAGTAAAACTTCTGGTAACAATTTAATATATACAGATAAGAGTTTAATACAATCTAAAATAGGAAAGCAACCAAAAGGAACCACTGCTTTAACATTTTTAGAAGTAACTTTGGCCATTGATGGAATTGCCGGATTAAGTGCTGGAGAATACTTTCATATAGATGGTGTTCCCGAAATATACAACAGAAATGGATACTTTCAAATTATGAATGTAAAACATGGATTAGATGAAAGTGGTTGGAAAACTACAATTGTCGCATCTTATAGAATTGAAGTTAAAGAAGAAGATTAATATGTATAAAGATTTAATTAAAAATAAAACTTTTTATCCACTATCTACTCCAAGTACGATTGTACCGTCTCCAACCGAAGACGATTATTCAATTGGAAGTATAGATAGATATTTTGCACAAAAAGCAAACGATGTAAACGGATTTGTTTATGAAATTTCGTTAAATACATTTCAAAAATTAAATGAAAATCCAAATTGGAATGTTGAAATCGTTAGATGGAGAATATCAGGACCATTAAATGCAGTTTATAATGAAAAAGGTGATATTACCGATAAAGGAATCATTGATTCAAATAAAGCATCTTTGTTCATTGCATCTACTACATTAAAAAATATAGGATTGTATTTACCAAATGTAACACAATTTTACAAATCATAAAATTATTTAAAAACTTGGAAATAAAAAATAAATATAGTATATTTACTTAAAGAATAAATTAATAGTTATGAGCAAATATAAACACTTATCAGTTGAAGAACAACAACAACTTTTATTCGATTGGAGATATAGAGGATTTACTACAATTGAATTATTAACCGATGCGGAAGTAGACGAAATAAACGAAGAATTAAATCGTTTAAGACTAGAAAGAAACGCAGCAGAACCTGAAAAATGGCAGGAATTTGAACCATTTATGCACCCACATAAAATATCCCCAAAATTAGAAAAATTATTTGCTCATCCAAAGTTGATTGAGGCATCTGAATTTTTAATGGAAGGTAGTATCGTTGGTATGCAGACTTGGGCATATTTTAAACCAAAAGGTGAATTGGGAAGAGACCAACATCAAAACGGATTTTATACAGGATGTGGACACAACGAAATTATCAATGTTGCAATTGCATTAGATAATCACGACCCACAAAACGGAGCAGTATGGAACTATGAGGGGTCACATAGATTGCCAGTTTTACCTATGGAAGATAATGAGGAAAGAAAAGCAACTAATACCGGAAACTGGAGAAGTGAAAGGGGAATTAGTTGTGTAATGCCAGAAGGACATGATTTCAAAAAAATTGAAGGATGTGCTAGAAAAGGACAAGCAGTATTATTACACTCTCATGTTGTGCATGGTTCCGAACCAAACAGAGATACCACTGGTAGAATGAGAAGAAACTTCTTAACTTCATATTTAAAAGAAGGTGCATATTTTAGACCAGGTAATCAAATGAAGAGAGAGCCAATTGATATGTACGAACTTCGTAAAAATCATTGGGGAGAATAACTTGGATTATTGAAATAAATTTTATATATTTGTAGGGTATGAACTTAATAGAAAATAAGGATACCCTACATTTTTTTGTCCAATCTAATCCAAACATTAGATTATTGATACCAGTGTGGGGTTCACCCAAAGCACATGAATTCGGCACACATCTATCGTTTCTGTATTACCGAACTGAAACCGATGATGGTATAATAAATTTCAATCATGTCGATGCTTCTACTTTACCAAATTTTCCAATACATAAACTTTGTAATGAAAATACTCTTGTTTTAGGAAATCGATATGTACAATCGGTTGGGTTAGACTATGAATGGGTTTACTTCGAAGAATATGGTAAACCATTTAATTTCTCTGAATGGGCAGAAACTCTTTTTAAGGGGTATAGGTCCGATTATAATGAGTTGAATGATTGTATCCCACTAATGAAGTGGTACGAACTCTTAAAATCAATCCCTGATATACAAAATCGACAGAGTTGGTATCGTATTTATTCAGATTCCATAAAAGAGTTAGGGAGGCTGGAGGGGGCAGGGGTACAAGTCGAAGAGGAAAAATTTATTGATAGATTTAGCTTCTCTCCCAAGCACATATATAGGGGTAAAGTGTATACGAAATACAATCCATACACAACTACGGGTAGACCATCCAATAGACACCTCAATGTAAATTACTCTGCTCTTAACAAATCCGATGGTAGTAGAGATTGTTTTGTTAGCCGTTTTGATGGGGGTACTCTCTTACAATTTGATTACGAGTCTTACCACATCCGTTTGATTGCAAAAATCGTAGGGTATGAATTTCCAAAAGGAGAAACTGCTCACCAACACCTTGCCAATCTTTATGGAACGGATTACGAAACGGCAAAAGCTTTAACCTTTAAGTACCTCTATGGGGGGTTGGATTCGTTTGCGAGGGAGATACCATTTTTCCAAACGGTTGATAAATACATCAAAGAGGTTTACCAAAAGTTCGTAATCTCCGGAGTTCTGAAAACACCCCTATACGGAAGGGAAATTCATTTCACTAAAATAGAAGGAGGGAATGAACAAAAGGTATTTAATTATCTCTTACAAGCCCTCGAAACTGAAGTGAATTATAAAAAGATGAGTGATATTCTAAACCAAATGAGTGAGATGAAATCGAAATTGATTCTATACACCTATGATGCATTTCTCATAGATACACATCCGATGGAGAGGGAAGGGATTTTAAAACTTTTACCGACCATTATGGAAAAGGGTGGGTTTCCCGTTCGAATTGATGAAGGAACCAGTTACAATAATTTGGTTCATTTAGGATAATTTTTATATTTATAAGATATACAGAAACAC